GTTCCCAAAACCTTAAAAATACTGGATTTTTTTGACCGGGGGGTGTTATCATCCCCAAAATTCGTCTGTTCTGAAATTTTTCTCAATCAATTTTTTTGATTTTCGGAATTGAAAGCGTCCATGACGTTTATTGTGACATTCTTTGCATAGAGTTCGTAGGTTATCAAGATCAAGAGCGAACTCTGGATAGAACTCTAGCTCTTTGATGTGGTCAACTTCTAGATTCTCTCTCGTGACTTTGCTTTTATCTTTGCACCAAACACATTCGTAGTGATCACGTTCAAGTGCAAGTTTGCGAAGTTCTCTCCATTCGCCGGAATTATAAAACTCTGTTCGGTCTGCTCTGGTTGAAACTTCAATCATTGTGTTTAGAATCCGTAGCTTTGTATCCGCATTCGGCTAAAAGGCTGATAGACTTTGATGCAGATTCCACCGTTGGGAGACTTTTTAGCAAAGTGTTTTGAAAATCTCGAATGCTTTCTCTGTCTAAAAATTCAAAAGATAAATAATCCTCATTGTCTTTTTCTTTGGTTGTTTTATTTGTATTTAATTTACAAAAAAACTTTTTTAAAAAACTTATCATTCTACAACAAACTCCTTTATTTTTATAGTTCTAATTCCTTGTTTTACATATTCTAATGAATTCGCTACATGAGTTTTAACTCAGATTTATCAGGCGTTTATCTTGAATGTGTGAAATGAAATCATCATAACCTCAAAACAATGAATTGGTATTAAAATAAAAAAATTAAAAGCCTTGAAACTTAGTCATGGCTCTATCTTGTGAATCTTGATTTTTGCCTATGTATCGTAGTGAAATACTCTGGCTTGAGTGGTTCAGTAGGTCCATTATCAGAGCGACATCTTTGGTTTGTTCGTACATGAATAAGCCAAAGGTCTTTCTCATCGAGTGAGTAGCTATGTTTTCTAAACCAACTTCTTCAGCAGCTTTCTTTATGATTTTGTAAGCTGTGTTTGGTTTTATGTGCTGGTGCTTTCCGTTTCGACTTGGAAAGAGGAAGTCTTCATCTTTCTTGTCTTTGATGTACTGCCTCATAGCATTCTTGAATTTTTTTGGCATCTTTCGTTTGGTTGGCTTGTCTGTCTTCTCATCGACAATCTGGACATGCCAGCCTTTAACGTGCTTTACTTTCAGTTTAACGATATCACCAATACGAAATCCCAAATTAACACCAGAAAGGAAGAGCATGAGGTTGCGTTGTCTATCTGACTCTTTGACTGCACTATGCAACGTCAGCCATTCGATCATAAGCTGAACATCATCTCTATTTCTGATTGGTTCAACAACTACCACATATCCTCACCTCCTTTTTAATGCACAAAAAAAAGCAGAGGTTTCCTCTCTGCTATTCTTCATGATACTAATTTACCACATTCTTTTTGTCAATTCTATATGTTTTTTTGACAACTTTACATAAAGAGTAAATTTGAAAGTGTATCGAGAATCACTTCACGCCTTCTGTAAATCTGCTTGCTATGTCTATACAAGTAGCCAGTTTCTCCGTTCTCCATGATATGCCAAACTTGAATCCAGTCGTATCCAGTATGTTCTCCCCAACGAAGATAAAATATTTTTTTGTCATCCGGTTCTAGATTTTCTAGTAATTGGGAGATAGCATTTTGGAGATTTTCTAATCTTAAAATCATAGGATCGCTTGCATAAGCAACCGCTAGGTTCTCTGACCTGTTAACGAATGTCCCACTGCCGCTTGCTCCAGTATCGTCAATACCAGAAACAGTAAGATGCTTAACCTCGTACAACCGTTCTAGCTCATGCCTGCGTTGACCGATAAGTTTGTCAATCTTTAAATATTTATCATCGAGTTCGAACTCAAGATAATCCCTTCGTGCTTTTGCTAAGTTCTTTTTGACCAAACCTTACCTCCCATATATCTTTTGGTTTTTACCCACTTGATAAGCTTACCTTCATTATTGTTATTGTGATATTCCGGCAATCTTGCTGTTGGGCTTTCTTTATAAACCACTTTTTCGACTACCTGAATTGCAGGTTGCATTTCATCATCTACCCATCCAACTAACCAAGCAGGATTCACATCATAGGTTTTAGCAATCATTTCAATTTGCTTAATAGACGGGTATCCACCCCGTTCGTACAAGTGAATTGTATTTTGTGAAACACCTGTGTCCCTAGCCATATCTTTGACAGAGAGCCCTAGATCCTCTCTAAGTTCTTTCAATCTTAGCTGCATCTTGCAAATCTCCTCGTGTATTTCAAATAATTTTTCCTTCAAATATCAGAGTGATCGTTCCTGTCCCGTCTTTGTTCTTAGATACCAAAGCACTACAATCTGAACCAAACTCAACTCCTTCAATTGTGATGCTATGCTTCACGCTATCAACGTTGATGATAGAATCATTTGATGTTTTTATTCTCATGTTCCATCTCCTCAATCAGCCAATCAAGGTTCTTGCGTGCTTTCTTCAAATCTTCAAGACCGTTTTTCTTTTGGAAGCGCAATAGATACTTGATAGCATTGCCCCAACACCATGCTGCCTTACCTGGCAAGTTGCCAATGAAGTTATCTATCACTTCGATACTTTCAAGACCTTTTGAGCCTTGGTAGTGGCTTGGTTTGTTTACGTTATCAATTTTTTCTGGTTTCATTTTTTCTCCTCAATAATTTTCTAATGCGCAAATTCGTTGACCAGATCACGGATAAAGAGCTTCCAGTCGGATTCTCTAAACGTCAAAAAACGATCTGTAGTAAAATTTTTAATCCTTCTATAGAAAAGCATCTTTAACTGAATTGACTCACCGACACTCAGTAAAATGCTAGGGAAACGATATACAGAATGTATTCTATTTCCATAACCAGAAATATCTAAATGTATTATCGTTTCTGGGTACATGCGCCCCATACTAGCTTCAACTCCAAACTCAACCTTAACTTCTTCCACAATTGGAACCTCGTTAAAAATTGGTCGTGCAGAAAATAATGGCGACGAGACTTTTTGCCTTTTTCCTGAATACGGATATTTTTTAGGTTTCATCTTCCAGCTCCTTATTGAATTTCCAAGACTCGTACATAATCAAATCCAATTCATTTTCATGAATATTTCCTATAACTTGACATTTCTCCCAAAAGAATTTTTCGAAAGGTGAGTAAGTTGCAGGTGATACATTGAGATATGATAAATAGAATCCAACCTCAGTGACCTCTGTATCAGCATCTTCAAAATAGGTATATTCCCCGAAAGATACAATACTTGCATGAGCATTTGTTATGATTATATCCCCCTCAAAGATTTCTTTTCCATTTTTGTCATGCAATCCTGTTGACTGCATGAGTTCGATTTCGTCTACCGTGCGCATAAATGTAATGCCATCGCCGATAAAATCCAACCTCCCATTATCAAAATGAATCTCATCAACATCAATCATTTCCTTGTCATTTTTGAGCCACGCTCTAAATTTCGGAATCATCTTGCACCTCCTATGAAATTATTAACAATATTTTGCTGTTCAGTATCAATTATTTTATTTTTATAATTCAATATCGGAGCCATAACATCATTTGTCAATGCAGGCTTCAAAATGATTTCATCCACTTCTAAAATACTTCTATCTTCAATTTTTATTTTTATATCATATCCGTTTGCTATATGCTCAAGGTCATTTTTGGATAGGGAAATTTCAAATTTCTTCATCACTCCGCCTCATTTCTCAATTCAAAACCAATTCCATATAAGAGCAAATCATTTTGAAAGTCAACGAATGCTTCAATCATCTCAGCTTTTTGAAAGTCGTAATTCTCGACTGAAAGCAAGAAATCATCAATATCATTTCTTTGGACACTTCCGTATTCTGTCTTTGTATGTTCCATAGCTTGTTCATAGCCATCTACATCGATTGTGTAGTAGATTTTGCCACCTGAATAATCATATTTGTAATTCTTGATAATCATTATTTCATCTCCTTGCTCTTAATTTCTCTAGTGAGTCTGTTTTTTAAAACATGACTTGTAAAATAACTACCGTCTGCATATGTATAATAATCAGCGGTTTCTTCAACCCACTGACTTCGTGTGTACGGATATCTGTTTGGTCGTTTCAATTTACCACCTCATATATAAGTATTTTGTATCGATATCTTGTCCTAAAATACAATCTCTCAATGATCTCAAATCTTCTAACGCACTGCTGACGGTCCCCCATTTGTTCTCAGGTTCATACTGTACATACTTTTCAGGATACTGTTCCAGTTCTGAGATGCCACGTTGAATGTTTTCAAAAATATCAGCAACATTGTAAATGGTACCTTGTTCAAAATCCCAATCCATAGCTGTCCTAAACATTTTTCCGAGATTGTAAGTTGGAGAACAACGCTTAGGCTCATCAATGCAGATATATTGTCCGTTTTCTATTTTTCCTAAGATTTCCAAATCATAACTCATCTACCTGACTCCTCATTTTTCTAACGTTTTGATTACACTTTCAATCTGTTCTTTCTTCTTCTGCAACTCTTCCAAACTTTTGACTTCTAATGCTTTTTTAATAATTTCAAGTTGTTCAATTTCTTTTTTAAATTTTATAAGTCCTTCAACTTTGCGAGCATAATCCCTAAAATTATTTGCCCATTCCCAGTCATCCCAGCCAAAGCAATTGTTCAACTCTCGTCTTAATTCGTTATATTTGTTTCGTAAGTCAATATTAACTTTATATTGCATATACAAAACAAATGAAGCCATGACAAGAACTGACAAACAAGCAATAAACATTCCCCAAAACATTAAATTTTCCATTTATTCCACCTCCTCGATCTGTATTCCTGGGCAATCGAATACCCATCCAAAACCAGAAGAAATTATTTCTGTTTTTGTAAGTTTAAGACTTCTTGGGTCAAATTGTGTTTTCTTAGTGAAGAAAATAATATTCTCTCCAAGAGTCCTGACGTTAACAAGATTCAAATGTCCATCGTTATAGTTTAATAGAACTACTTTGTATTCCTTCTCTTCCTCGATCTCATAGCCGTCAAGCCATGCACGAGCGAAGAGTTCTTGATTGCTCGTCTTTTTAATCCATAATATTAAATCGAAACTTTGGTTGTTTTCTTTCATAAAGTTTGGATTCATAGCAGTATATAGACTAGTTGTCAAATGTTCTTTACAAACCTCAATCCAATCCGCTACAACCTGTGGGATTGTGACTTTCTCCTGTTCAATCGATTTGTAAATGAAGTTCTCGTCTATACTTACGGTTTCTCCACTGACTAACTTAATTATCTTCTCTCTAGTTCCTAATGTATCGATTCGAAAACCAACTTCATATCCATCAATATAAACTTTGTCTTTATTCATTTTCCAATTCCTCCTACTTGTTTCTAAAAATCCAGCTCTTGCCCCTCATGGCTCAAAGGTACAAGAGCTAGCAAATTCTTTATACGTCATTCGTCCAATTCTGACGCATATTCTAGCTCGCTTTTAACGTGGTTCGCGGCACGTTGATTTTGTTGCTAAATAATAGCAGTCAATAGCACCGTAATCAAAACGTACATCATCTTTTCCGATGTGTTTTTTGAATTTTGGTCTAGTGATACCTGAGAAAGCCCATTGATGGTCTTTCATCCGTTCGATAAGATCATCCACATTGTTAAAACTCCCAAGAAAAAACTTGCAGTGTCCGTTGTAGACGAAGTAAAGATTTAACATCAATACCTCCTAAAATTTCATAAAAGCCATCCAGTGAGTTGTTCCACGCTGTTGCCCAAAAAGTGGTTGATGCGGAACCAATTCCAAAATTTCTTTAACATTTACTTGAGCATCAGACCACTTAAAAATAAGTGTTCCACCTGTTTTCAAGACTCTAAAACATTCTTCAAAACCTTGTTGTAAATCTAGCCTCCAAGTCAGCAAATCTAGTTGTCCGTATTGAGCACGCATGAATGATTTCTGACCAGCCCAGAGAAGGTGTGGCGGATCAAATACAACAAGGTTAAATGTTTCATCATCAAATGGCATGTCTCGAAAATCTGCAACAATATCTGGCTTGACATTGATTTTCTTTTTGTGAATTTCAAATTCTTCTTCACGTCTATCCATGTATGTTGTATGTGGTTCCTTTTTATCGAACCAAAACATTCTAGACCCACAGCACGCATCTAGTATTCGTATGTCTTTCATCCCTCACCTCTCTAAAAATACTCTTTCCTTTTATTTTTTAAGTCATTAAATACCATCAGATGATCATTGTCTCCCCCCTTCATCAACCGACTCATAAACGGTCGACCATATCGCTTCTGAATTTCTTGTGCAGTCAGATTAGTCGTGATAACCGTATTAGCCCTTTTATTAAGAATGTTGTAAAGAATACTGAAGGACCACTCACTATCCTTCTCCATCCCAAGATCATCCAAGACCAAAAACTTTGCACTAGCAATTTTATTGACTAGGAACTCTTCCTGACTAAAATCAGCTTTAATTTTCATCAGCAAGTCAGTAACATTGATAAAGATAGCAATTTCCTTTGTTGCATCGGATAACTTTTTCATCATCGCAAAGGCAAGATGGCTTTTACCCGTTCCAGCTTCTCCTTGAAAAACAACATTATTTCTAGCCCCCTCAGACCACTCTCGGCAAATCCTCTTTGCAAAAGCTAGCTTTTCCGCTTCTTTTTCAGTAGGTGTGTCGAAGTTGTCAAGAGTAGCATTTTTCAGCACATCATCATAGAGAGAGAATTTCTCAAGATAAAACCTCCGCTCTCGCTCATGCTCTGCATCAGCCAGCTCATTGACCTTTATTTGATTATCGGCATGGATTCGTTCCGATTCACACAAACGACAAACAATATCATTTGTCCGGAGGATTTTAATCAATGGAATGCCGTGCTTGTCGCAAATTTCATCCTGCTGTTCAGTGTTTCTCAGATAGGACAAAGCCGTTTCTTCCAGTGCATTAGTTACCATGATACCTTACCTCCGCAAGCCTGCCAGCTGGCCATATCTGACAAGCAGGCTATGACAGTAGAGAGAGGTTGTTTTACAAGCAGTGACCTTTTTTCATCGCTGATAGGGTAAAACTCCTCTTCAAATTGATTGATAACTTCTAAAATCCCCATTCGTCCTTAGCCCCCTGTTCTGATTGATTCCCACGAGAAGTAGTAAATCCCTTTGACTTGTTAAAGTTTGATTGTTCTGCTTCTTGTTGTACAGTAGTCTTGATGCCATTTTGCGCCCAATTCTTCAAAATACTATTTACATATCCAAAACTTCGTTTTGAATTATCAGCGGCCTTGTCAATTGCAAGTTTTACTAATTCACACTCCATATGATCAAATCTAATGTAGTCAAGTAGTTGTTCAAATTGTTTACCATCAAGCACCCCGATACGAGATTGATAATATTCAGCAATAGCAGCAGGAGAATTGTCCTTTGCGGAATCTATCTCTTTTATATCTCTATTCTCTTTTTCTATCTTTATCTCTATCTCTGGTGCCTGTTCGTCCGACATTTGTCCGGACAAATGTCCCAAAAATTTTTGACCTTTTTCTAAACCGATTTTTTGTGTCTTTTTTCGTATTCTTTTCGT